AAACCAAGACTGCTTGAACGTAACCGTAGCGAGTTTGTGTGGCGGGGTTTATTGTTTCAGAGCTAATGGGAGTACCCCCAACGGAAACAATTCGATCTTCCAGAATTTCTCCGTTAATTGGATACTGCGCCGGAATCGGACCAACAGGTTTGATATAAAGCGGTGCTGGGAGAGGGGTCAGCGCACTCCAGCTGCCCGTTAACTGCACATACCAATAATCCTGGTCTTCCGTTACAGAGGCAATGGCAGACGGGCTTCCTGTGCTGTCACGAACGTTATCAAAGCGCAAACTACCTGCTACTCTCACGCCAGCCCAGTGCATACCCAACTCTTTATTCGACGTGGGAAATCCTTGAAAGATCCCCGGAATTTTGGGTGGATTAGAGCCTGGGGGGATTACGGTTCCAGGAGGCAAGGGAATTGTGTAATCAAAGGGGTACGTATATGTTTCAACAATGCCAATGGTATTGCAATAAAGCTCAAATCCACGCCGCCAACGAGACCAGGCAGATTCTCTGTTTGTTGCGTAAATAGAATCTGGCACTGAACCCCTGGAAAATTCAGTGCGAATTGGTTTTACTCTTGCGGGACCGAAGTCTTCAGAGCGAGCGAAAGTCCCAAAAGAACCCCCACTTTTTGATGCCATGGTTAGAAGAAGCCGCCTTGCGCAATGATGTGAGCACCAGGGGTGTATCCAAGGGGGTTGGGGCCGTCAGCAAAGACGCCAACGTAAATGCGGTCGCCTCGCTCTAGATAAATCCCACGATTGCGAAGGGGTGCGCCTGCACCAAGGCCACTGGTATTACCTGCCTGGGCAACAGGAGTGGCAAGTTGAGGCATCACATCCGAACAGTCAACAACGCCGCTGTCAGCAGGGACTGTCTTAGAAAACAAGAGACGGTAATCGCCAGACGCCGGGATGGGTGTCGTGGTGTTGCGGGTGTGATAAAAGGCAAAAGTAACGGCGGGCTTGTAACCAAGCGCAACGCCATTGTAATTAAAGCCGGTTGCGGTGCCGCCGGAATACTGAAGTGCTGTATTAACGCCAGTCAGCGTCGTTGCTCCGGTATAAGTGTAATAGCCAACGCCACTTGCAGCGGCAAGGCCAGTCAAAATGCCAGTTGAAGTAACGTTAACAATCTGACCACTAATTAAAGAAATGACGGTGCCAGAAGTTGTGGCGTTTACGGTGTAATCCGCCGATCGAGTAAAGTCGTTACGAACAATAGTAATAGAATCAACAACGCCCCCATTATTGTTGTCTTCGCTTAAGGCGGCGTCCATGTCCACCAGGATGGAAGGAGCCTGTCCCCCCTGTACAAATAAAGTATTGGACGCAGCGCTACCAACCGTCTGCGTTGTTACGCGAACAGAGTCAAACAGAGGCCTGTCGACAAGCAATGGTTGTTTGTTTGTGGATGTAGAGGCCAATTTTCTTATCCAGCTTTTTGTTAATTATAGCCTTATTGAATGCCACCCATTGACATGAATTGCTTCAGCCTATCGGGCAGATTCATTTTTTGCATTAGTGCCGCGCTGGGATTTGCCTGAAGCGCAAGAAACTTTTGAAAAAAAGAACCGTCGTCAGCAGGGGGCTCAAACAAAGTTGGGCCTTTGACATCACCCGGCAAAATCCCAGGGTATTGTTCCAAGTACTCAGAGAAACGTGCCATTACGGTAATCCAATTAGGTTTGTCGGGTTGACAATGGTAGACAAGACCGACTTAAGCAAGGTATCTCGAACCGAGCCCAAAAGCCCTTGCGATCTTGCATTGGCATCATCAAGACCAGACTTTCCTCCCAGGCCAAGGGAAGAAGAAAGAATTTCTTCAACAGACCTTTGGCCCGTGGGCGCTGGGCCCACGGCGGCTTGGGGTGCTCCAAGGGCATCAATTGCAGGCAGTAACTGCCGTGCAGCCTTCATGCGAACTTCGTCCTTGGGGATGCCAGCCCGCTCAAAATCTCTTCGGAAAACCAAAGCAGCTTGCTCTGGAGATTGCGCTTGACGCAAGGAGGCTGCAGCAGCCTTCTCTGGTCCAGCCAATTCATACAGAAGAAAATCAGCCTGTAAATTAGGATCACCCGGATCTGCCCCTCGTTTCTTTGCAAAATTCACAAGGGCACTTTGCCTACCGCCCGTCCATTGGGCAAGGCCAAATCCACCTCGTCCTTTAGGGGCGCCCACAAAGCCACCCTCATTTACGCGAGGATTAAAACCAGACTCTTGTTTAAAATTCCCAAGGACACCCGCTGTTTGCGCAGGAGTAAAGCCTTGCGCTCTCAACTTCCTTGCGACAATACTAGCGGCATCATTTAGGGACATACTTTGAACTCCTTTATTCTCCTACCCAATTTGACTCTGCTTTGAGGCCGGGAGTAAAAACAGTTTGAAGAGAAACAACCAAACTTAAGGCAGCACTCAAGCGTTTGACAAAATTAGGACAAAGAATCATTGGATTAAAGCAACTACGCTGACTCCCGTGAATACAGAGATTCGTGTTCAGCTGGCTGGACTTACACTTCATTTACAAGAGGCCAGATACTTAGTTTATCAAACGCCTATTTTAAGGCTTGATTAAAAGCCTGTTTTAACAAGGCTTGCTGGGTTTGCGTAAGATCAGGCTTAAGGAATTTAAGCGGATCAGTAAACGCTTCTATGCCTCCAGGGAATGCGGTTGCTGCATTAAAGGCTTCGCTAATGCCAACTTGAGAAGGAGGAGTAAAAGAAACACCGGTAAGTGGTGTTGTTACTTCAAATGCATTAACTGCCGAGGCGCCAGGTGCAAAGGTTGCCTCACCTAACTTATTTGCAAACTGCATGTCGCCAGCGGCTTTGGCAAATGCGCCCAGGGGACTTTGTGATTGAAATGTGCTGACGGCTTCACTGTAGCCAAGTTGACCCGGCTTAAGTTTTGCGGCCAGTTGTGGATTTGTCGTTGCCCAGATTTCAAGACCAAGCCTTTCTTTCTCTTCGCCTTTAGCAGCGTTATACGCTTTTGTTAAATCTGCAACACGATATTTTTTTGCTAACTGATCTTGCGCGGCTAGCTGGGTAGCCCTTGCTTTTTCAGCTTGATAATTACGCTCTTCAACAAGCGTACGAGTACCGGCGCCGCTATCGGCATCAGGGAGTCCCGCCGCCGCTGCTAGCGTGCCCTCTGAACGCGGAAGATAAACGGCTTCCTTTCCGCTTCTGGCCAAGTCCCAAGTACGACCACCAACATTGATGTTGGCTGGCTGTGAAGCAGGGTTCCATCCACCAGCAGCTTGAAGAACTTCGCGACCGCCAAGCTTTGAGGCATACACGGTGGGTTGTTGGGTGCCAGCAAAGATGTTTCCCAGTCTCTCAACACCAGCAACAAGAGGGTTGGCCGAATAAGCTTGGATCCCCCTGCCGCCCTGAAGCGCCTGTAGGACTTTCTTTTGCTCCGCCACACGGGCAGCTTTTGCCGGGTCGCCAACATTCTGTCGATTCATTGCCTACCTCCAAAGTTCATTTAGGTATATGCGGGAGCCCACGGCAGTATCCGCTGGCCCTGGTAATGCTTGAATAAACTCAGCGCCAGAACGCTCATAGCGATATCTGGCCTGGAAAGGATCTTTGTAATTAGGAACGTAAAGAATACCAGCCAATCGGTTGGTTTCATAAAGGTAGATTTCATCCCAAACTTTTAACGCCTCTTTGGCGTTGCTGGAGCGAATCGTACGATCAACGTCACCCGCGATGCTTTCCAGGCGAGTAGAAGGAGAGGTGGCTACCTCCGTTTTCTTTTCTGCAGTATCACAACGGCCAATTTGGATTGTGATTTTGTCGTAGAAAAAAGAATCAGGAATTGTGTTCATGGCTTCTTCCAGACGGGCATAATCACCCGCTGGCACCGAAACCGTGAAATAGCCCAGGTGATACCGGACCCTACTCTTATCGAAGTCGCTTAAATGCACTTCTGAGTCTCCTTATCGTTTAATTATAAAAGCAAGTAATCAACCCAAAAGTCCCGCAAAGAAATCTTTTGAACCCGTATTGAAACCTGACATATAAGGATCCGTAGCGTTATACGAGGACAAAAAAGAAGTGGGATTTAAAGCCTGGGAAATAACACTGCCAAGAAGCTGCTCTTTTAATTCATCCTGAAGAGTTCTTTCTTTTTTGGTTTCTTTGGATTGGGCACCATATAGAAAAGCCTTCAAGATATCCTCTGTCCTGCTTTTATCTGCGTCACTTGTATTTACAGCAGTGAGATTGGGGACTGCGCCAACGCTTGCAGGCTTCGCAGGAGCAGTATGCAAAAGTTGAATGTCGTAGGGATTGCCTTGTGCATCCGTGGTACTCAGAACACCATATCCCCGCTCTGGCTTAAAAGAACCATAGCCTTTATACGTAAGTTGAGTGCCGGTTGGAATGGCAAGATCGATGCCTTCGTGAAAAGTACTTGCTCCGGCGGTTGGCGCAACACGAGGACCATACTTACTGGTCACGGGAAAATTCCACTTCCAGCCGTCTTTCGTTTGTTGGACCAAGGGTGTTTGGTTGGGGCCAACCAACACATTTTGAAGAAGGCTTCGCGCTTCTTCTGGGTTAATTTTCTTTCCCGCCCTTGGACCAAATTTAGGTATCACCCTTGGATCTAAATGAGCCCCGGTGCTAGGGAGCGGATCTTTCGAGGGATCGGCAATACTACCAATTGGAATTAAACCGGCCATTATCCTTTTCTTTTTATTTTAAAACTAAAAAACCCCTGGTTTCCCAGGGGCTTAGTGGGGAGATGGTTTAGACGCGGATTAAATCAGCCGAAAGTACTGAATCCCAATCAACCCTTTTGATCTGCCTTAACTGCTCAAGATTATTAAATCTTTCACCCGACAACGACATCTGGAGATCCTTAATCTCACGGGCAGTTTTAAGCCCAATGCCCTTGATGTGATCTGCAATCATTTGAGCAGTCGCTGAATTAATATTCAGGCGATTATCAGGGGGAAAAGAACGCGGTTCTTCTTTGGCTGCTTTGTCCTTAACCTGAAGAGTTTTGACAGTTTTAGTTGCCTGTTCGTCAGGAGCTAGTTCATTTTTGTAAGCAGTAAAAAGGCGACCGTCTTGGTCTTCGACCATGAACCAATCGCCGTTATCCCATTCGCTTACAATTTTGACGCGGACGTTAGTTTTTAAGTGCTTGTAAAGCATGAGGACCAGAAGAACATTCTGGTCCTAGTTTACCCTAATCAGCTGACAGTGCGACCAAGCAGGTAGCCGTCAATATCTTCGTAGCCAGCGGCAACGTCGGGTTGGATGTAGCACACCTCAACGACGAAGTAACCAGAGCGGCCAGCACTCGAATCACCGCTGGAGATGTACCAGCCACCAGAAGTAGTCAGTCCGGTAGTGGTGCCACGGGCAAACACCTTGAAGGTGGTAGCGCCGGTCACTTGGAGATTGACGCCAGAGGCAGTTACGCCAGCGGCGCCGGTAGCGGTCAAGAAGGGGTTGGTGCTGTAAGCAGCCGAACTACCAGCGAAGAAAATTTCGCCGGGCTGAGAGCCAGAAACGGTAGAGGTGAGGTTTGCCTGAGCCACGGCTTCACCAACGCCTGTGGAAGCCACGGGGCCGCTGGCGTCACGGCAGAAGGTGATCACGTTGCCTGTCGCGGCATAAATACCGGAAGCAACGCGACCATCACCCCAACCGGAGGCAACGGAAATGGTGGCGCGATAAACGTAAGCGGGAAGAGTGGAGTCGCCGGAAATCACCATGCCGGTGATGTCGGGGCGGGTGTCGTCCTGGCGATAAGGAGAAGGAACGATCACATTGCCGGTGCCAATGGCGCCAGCACCAGAAGTGGCGGTAACGGCCACATAACCGCGCTGTTGGAAGTAACGATAGCCGGGGATAGCCAACACCGAAGTGGGGCCGCCCTTGGAGGCGTTATTAACGCCATCGTCATTGGTATCAATGTTCTTGTACCAACCGTTAAGCGGTTCAGCCCAGTTGCCGGGATAGATTTTTTTAGCAGACAAATAAGTCATTTATCTTTTCCTGTGTTGTTTACTTATGGTTGATTATGCGATGCTGCCGTCATCAGAGACGAAGCTGTAGGCAGTGGTCACGAAGTCCTTATTCAGGATTTCAAAGCCAGCGTACAGTTGCCAAATCAGAATGATGAAACGGCTGAAGTCGTCGTTGTTGTTGATGAGCACTTGGGCGTTCGGGCCACCGATACCCACACCAACCGACTGAGGACCAAAGAAATAACCTTGGGCCACTTCTTGGGAAGAATAGTTTGAAGCATCAAAAGTAGCGGTGATGTTCTTGGTCGGGAAGTTGGTCGACTCGAAGAACTTCACACCTTCAAACTGAACACCAGTCGGCATCACGGGTTCGCCAGCCAGGAAATAGGCTTGGCCAGCCTGGGGACCCATGTAGAAGCTGGCGTTGTTAGGCATCATGGGGTTGCCCATGTACATGCCTTGGCCAGGGTTGCCGCTGTAACGAGCAATCTCACGGAAGTCGGCATCACGACGCAGGTGCATCATGAAGGTGGGATCGCAAATGCAGCGATACAGACCATCAGCGAAGGTGGGGACGTTGCGCTTACGCAGGTCCTTAACAACAGTCAGAAGGTCGGTTGCAACATGGAACTGCTGCACGTCGGCGGTATATTCTGCGCTGGTGTAGGTGATACGGCCAGAGGCATCTTTGGCCTTGCTGCCAGGGAAGTAGTAACCACCTTGGGTGCCAGAGGCTTCACCGTTGGCTTCAGCTTTGGCAAGTTCGTCAATGAAGACGCGGTCGCGCCAACGACGATAGTCGTCGAGCAGGGTCAGCGAGCCAATGCTCTGGTGGAACATGTTCAGGTTGCCGGTATCCAGCAGAAGGCGCTGGGCGGTAACCAGAGTTTCACGAGCAATCTTGAAGGTGCTGGGCTCGGTCGGATCACCCGGGTCGGCAGGACCGGTGTATTCCTTCAGCACAACAAGCACCTTCTCTTTGGTGATGTTGCGGCTGTTGGCAGTACCGATGGTCTGGTCGGACACGCGCTCACGGCTGTCCTTGGTACCAGGGGTACCCCAGAACTTATAGCGATCCAGCTGAACGGTTTGACCAGGCTGACGAGTGAAGTCGTGGACAACCACGGGCTCAACCGCCATTTCAGCAATATAGGCAGGATGGGGACGGTAGAGTTCCGCGCCCAGAATCTTAGGAAAGTCGTTATCGATAAACACTTTGTGTTATCCTCCAGAATCTCGGGGAAGTTTTTGTCGGGTGAAAGAATCAGACACCATGTGTCTTATCTAACACAAATTTTAGCAGTCGGTAATTTATTCATTGATTAAACAAATTACCGACCTAAATATCATTCCATCACAAACAATTTGCTTGCAACGGCCTGAGGCTGAGCTTGATTCAGAAGACGCCAGGCGTTCTGAGGATCACGAGTCATTTGCTCATTAAACGAGCCCCAGAAATCACCTTGTGCTTGAGGAGCAGCAGCGGTGGGGGGAGCGGGCAGTTGGCCAATTTGGGCCATGGCATTATTCAACGGAGCGGTGGGATAACCACGGGTCTCCAATTGAGCTTCGTTTTCGTACACGGGATACGGACCTTCAGGACCGAAGAACTTCAGTGTGTAATCACTGAGCACATCGGGGTTAGTCAAAATTTCGTTGTAGGCCAGGTTCTCCTGATGCTCGTTAACAGCAAAATTTGCGTAACGAGTAATCAGATTAGCCGCGTTGTTTCCCCACGCGACGGCGCTGTCCACCAGGCTTTCCAGTTGCACTGCGTAGTTGTTCAGCAGAGCCGGCGCCTCGATCCCGAACGCGTCCATCACCTGACGGCTTTCCTGGCTCATTCCCACCAGGTCGGCCACCTGCTCCAAGGAGGGACTCGAGGAGGTTTGGGAATAGTTGGGCGAGGATGCCTGGTTGGGCG